GCATTTTATAGATTATTTCAATTTTATGATGAAGTTGAACGTGCAAATCGTACAATTCAGAATATGGGTAATGGTGGTCTTATTGATGTAGGTTCTAAAGGACAACCAGTAGTAAATCCATTAATTATTCTTACATTAAAACTAGAAGAAAAAATATTAAAACTTGAACAAGAATTAGGACTTACACCACTTAGTCGTCAAAGACTTGGTATTAGCTTTAGTGAAAACGCTATGGGCTTTCGTCAGCTTCAACAGCTTTTACAAGATGATGAAGAAAAAGAATTAGTTGATCCACGTATAAAAATGTTAGAAGAAGAATAATGTCTAAAGATAATTGGGTATATTTAAAAGACGGTTCAAAAGTACACATTAGTTGGATAGATACAGAATTTGAAGAAGTTGAAGAAGAATAATGTGTAAATGTAAATATTTATGTTGTGGTTGCAAACTACATTGTTCTACTTGGTCAAAATGAATTGGTTTTGGATTGTAGTAATAATTATTGTAATTAATTTGTTTAGCTGGTGGTTAATAAAAAATGATAAGTTATGAGTAATATATATAAATTTAAAGATACAAGTGTTTCAATATATACCATAGAAGCTAATACAGAAGAAGAAGCTATAAAAATTTTAGATAAACTTTGGTGGACAAAAACAAAAAGTATTAAAAATATGATTGATAAACAAGAAGTAAAAGTATTTGATAAAATATATATTACTTATAAAAAACCAAAACATAAATGCAGTAATTATATTTTTGGTGATGATGAAGATAAAAAATACTGCGAAGATTGTTGGGAGTATATAGAAAATGATTAGCTTACCAGAAACAAAAGGTGCAAGAGTTGTAAAGTTTATAGAAAAGTTTTGCGTACACGGTGAGGGTGATTTTTTTGGTGAACCATTTAAACTAGATCAATGGCAACAAGCAATAATCTATGAAATGTATGAAATTAAAGATAATGGCGAAAGAAAATACAGGGAAGCTTTAATAGGATTACCAAAAGGAAATGGTAAAACAGCTTTAGCAGCAGCGATTGGATTGTACGAACTCTTAGGAAGTGGTGTTACAAGTCCGTTAGTGGCAGTTGCTGCTGCAAGTTACGAACAAGCAAACCTAGTGTTTGGAACTATGAAAACTATGTGCGAAGAAAGTATATTTTTACGTGATATGGTTGAAACGTTTGAAAACGAAATACAAGTAAAAAACGCACCGGGTAGGGCATTTAGAGTTGCTGCAAAAGCTGGTACAGCAGACGGTGGTAGAAACAGTTGTTTTATTGCTGATGAGATACACGAGTGGAATAACATTAACTTAGAACGTGTACATTATGTTTTATCAAATAATACAGCTAAACGTAAAGACGGCTTAGTTCTTAATATTACAACAGCTGGACACGACTTAGATAGTATGGCAGGTCGTATGTATCAACGTGGTTTATTAAAAGAAGCAGGAAAGCAAGATGATCCAGAGTTTTATTTTAAATGGATTGGTGCAAAAGATGACGATACACCAACAGATGAAAGCATTTGGAAAAAAGTAAATCCAGCAATACCTAATGATTGGTGGCCAATAGAAAACCTAAGACGTAGGCATAAGTCATTACCAATAAACGAATTTCAAAGATACCACCTTAATCAATGGACTAGAACAGAAGAAGAAA